ATCTACAATAAAAGTGGCGGTGCTGAAGGCTTCAAACCTTTCAGCAACCGCCGTTTCTGTGCAGCCGTCTTCCCAACAGACGGCATCAATTTTATCCATGTACCCCTGACAGGATTCGAACCTGCATACGCGCTGGGTAGAAACCAGCCGTTCATCCTTTGAACTACAGAGGCAGACCCGGCTGGTCTTGTATATCCCTTTTCCAGCCGGTTTTCTATCGGGCAATTTTCTGGAATCCCGATGGTACTACTTCAGAGCTTTGTACAGCTTTTCGAACATCGATTTGGTATTGCGCTCACACGATGGCGAACAGTAGACCAATCCTCTTACAATCCAACGGTGGGTCGTAATCTTCGTCCTGCACTTCGTACAATTCAATTTTCTCGCATTTTATCTCGTCTGCCGACGCTTTAGTGACTCAGCGAGTCTTTCCGGTTACAAGCCGGTTTCGTGACACAAGGTAATCCCGCAATGGGACAATCTTGCATCGCTCATCATCATAGCACTTATCAATATGCTTTTCAAAGTGCTTGTCACATACGAACGCTTCGTTCACGTGACCCCGGATGATTCGGGTGTCGCCATTTGGCGTACTGAGCGGACCTGGCATCCTGACCTCCTTCCTATACGTTGTCGTATAGGAATTCAGCCGGTGTCAGTACCACCAAGATTTGTCGTTGCTCTGGTCATCCTTCATCCTCTTCTTGCCGGTTCTCTTGTAGCAACCCGCGCAAACTTGAATCTCTCGCTTCTCAAGCCAAGCAATGTGCTCTTCTTGAGACTTCCAAGGCAGCCAACGGTACCAAGGGTTGTAGGTTTCGTTACGTCGGTATGCAAATTTGTCGTGAACCTGGTCAATGTGTCGGCCTAGCTCGTTTGGAATGTAGCGTGCGCTAATCCAAACATAGACATGTGCGTTACCGTCGTTTCCAGGACAACCCGGCTTTTTACGCGGGGTTTCCTTTTTGTGAATCTTCTTGTGAGGTGTCTCGGTGTAACCGTCACCCTTGTCGTGACGGTGGTCTCGTGTGATGAGACTGGTTGCGTTCCAGTTGTCGGAACGTTCTTTCAATGTTGCCATGATAAAGTATCCCTCCTTTAGGTTACCTATACATGGCCGTCAACCTTTCGCATTACAAACCTCCCTTAATAGAAGTGAAGTAGGCCCCGTGGGATTCGAACCCACACTCTGACAGGGTAAAAGCCTGCGGTTTTGCCAATTAAACTAGAGACCCAAAAATCCGAAGACCGCTAATCTTCGGATTGTCAGCAATCGAATGCCTAGGATGATTGCCCTTTGTGAGTTTAGGCTTCTCACTGCGCCAGCGGGTTTCCCTAACATTCGGACCCGTCCCGAACGGCATGACTCTGGTGACATGCCACCATCTGCATTTTGAATCGCGTAATTCTCAGCATTGTACTCCGGACGGGAATCGAACCCGCAACTCTGTAGGGTGAAAACCTAAGTGCCAACCGCCAATGGAGCACCGGAGCAAAGGCAGTAGTCTGCCAACCAGTTGGTCTTTATTAAACTGTAGAAGCATCCAACCACTCCGCTACAGCGAGTACCCCCAGACGGACTCGAACCGCCGACCCGATGATTAAGAGTCATCTGCTCTACCAACTGAGCTATAGAGGCATTAATTATTGCGTGAGGGCACTCGGATTCGAACCGAGAACTGCTGGGTAAGAGCCAGCGGTTTTAACCATTAGAACTATACCCCCAGAACCGGGCTGTCTGCTTAACCCGGCCTAGAACTTGTTACAACTGTGGGAGGAGCACTAGGCAGAATACCAAACCCAATGCGAATCCCAATACGACTGCTAGCCATACTGGCATTTCGTAACCTCCTCACAGGATTAGTGATAGTAGCCAAACAATTAGCAACACTACCACAATCACCATAAGAATGTAACCAATACTCATTTGTACACACCTCCACTATCATGTTACCCAATATAGTGAAGGTCCAAACGTGGAGAATGTGGGAATCGAACCCCTCGAACTCCTTGCAAGGGAGTCATGCAACCATTACATCTCATTCCCCAAAACCCGAACCACGAGGGAGCGGGTGGTTGATGATTCTAGTCTAGCAGATTCAAGGCTCTTCGTCAACCCAGAGACAACTTATGTTCTGTGGAAACTAGGTCAAGGCATCTCTTGCAGACTGGAATTGTCACTAGAGTACCATCTCCCAAATCCGCCGTCAACTCTCCAACCGCTGGATTTCCGTCAGTAAAGACAATCTCAGGGTTGTCAGGGTCAGACCACGAGATTCCACAGAACTGCTGAATCTCGATTGCACTGCCCATTGCCTCAATGTTACTTTTGATTTGGCTTAGGTCGTTCACTGTCTACCTTGAAGCTATTAATGTCAACTCCGCACGTAGAACCCTCGCCAAATGCGTCATGGACTGCATCAATGGCATCGGCCAGGTCGAAAGCTTCCACTTCGACCTCTAGTTGTACGGACAACGTATATCTGTTCATACCACAATTGTAGCACTGTTAGTCTTCGAAACGAGCTTCGTATTCTTCGTCACTAAGAACGTTACCGCTTGCCCAGTGCTCAAGAGAACAACCAAGGGCATCATTCTTGCATAGACCCTCGGCATTCAGGATGTACCTGTCAACCCAGTCATTGATTTCGTTGTCATCGTCAACCCGGAAGTCTTCCGGAACCTCAATGACTAGCCTCAGTTCGTAGACGGCCATTACTTCTTACCCCGATTCCACCACTCTGCAAGGTCTACGGAGCATGACCCGCAAATAAGCCCATCCGCCTGGACCATAAGTCCATCCATGTCATTCGTCGGAGCGCTCTCAAGATAGAGACTCACTTCTCCTAGTGCCTTGAACTGAGAGACTACATTGCTACAGTTCGGCCTTGCGCAAATCCTTGCCATCAAGAATCTCCTTCAAGTAGTTGTATCTAACAACGTTAAACTTAGCATCTTCCAGCGCATTATGCAAGCCTTCCGGCTGCTTTGGCATGTCACAGTATCCAGCTAGCTTGTGTAGCTGCTTGATGTCGTAGGTCACCATCGGCACCTCGGGCGGCAAGTCAATCATCTTGCCAAAGAGTTGGGCTAGACATACATGGTCATATGCACTGTACCAAGCCCATAGTTCTGCTGGCTGTCCTGACTGGACGAATTCCAAGACCCCGCGCTTAATCTCCTCGCGGCTCATGGCTGCCGGGTCTGTGATGTCGAAGTCTCGGTAGACCGGAAATCCTTCGGCATCGACAACAGCGTACGACTCATGGTCAATGGAAGACATGACGTTCTCCATGAGCCACCAATGAGTTGCTACCCTGGAAGTGTCGAATTCATTAGACACAGCATAGAAAGTCTCATCGGTCTCGTAGTTCACGATGCCGATGCTGATAAGGTCGATAGTCTTTCCATCTTCATGGAATTCACAATCGTAGAAAAACTTAGACATTGAAAGTTAGTGTTTCCTCTAGTGTAGTTGTGTTGATATCCCAGTCAACAACCCCGGCAGTTACCGCGTTGAGAATCGCTAGGTCAACTTCGTTGCGCTGAGCCCAATAGATGTCCGGGCATAGTTCAAGCGCTTGCTTGACATTCAGCACGTACAGTGGCTCTCCGTTATCGTCTGGTCCCACATAGTCATACACACCCATAGTAACGAGTGCATCGAAATCTGTAACTGCGTCCATATAGTGAGACCTCCGTATCATAGAGAAAGGCCACTACCGAAGTAGTGGCCTCTTGCACGCCCGAGAGGATTCGAACCTCCGACCTCTTGATTCGTAGTCAAGTACTCTATCCGCTGAGCCACGGGCGCATGTCTTTAGTTTAGCCGGTAAGGCAGTGGGAACTTAGGGAATCGAACCCTACTCTCTCGGGCTTCAACCGAGCGTATCTACCGCTTCTACTTAGTCCCCTTGTGAACTTGTGTAACAACTAGTACTAGTGTAGCACCTGTTTCAAACACCTGTCAAGTAACGACTTCAAAACTCCTGCTTGACTTGCTGCGTGTCGGCCTGTACAACTGGTCATGTACCAAGTAGTGCACCAACCAACCGCAACAGTTAGGAGCAACATCATGAGCAAGCGACAGATGGAAGTTCTGGTTGACGACATCGACGGAACTCCAATCGTGGACGAGAGCCAAGGCCGGTCAATCCCGGTCAAAATCGGAGACATCGAGACCACGCTCGACCTCACCAACGAGAACATCGCCCGACTGGAGGAGACCTTCAGGGAATTCATCTCGGCAGGAGAGGGCAATGTCGCCACTCGGAACAGCACCACACGCCGTACTTCGCCGTCCACCACCGAAGACCTCTCAGTCATTCGCGAGTGGGCACGAAAGAATGGGTACGACATCAACGCCAGAGGGCGTATCCCATTCTCGGTCATGGACGCTTTCACCAAGGCTCACATGGGCAAGCTGCGCTGAGTCTCTAGAGTAAACCCCCGGTCGAATAGGCCGGGGGTTTCTCGTTGCCCTACCCGGCGTTACCCCTCCACCGCAAGTGCAACGGCGCAAGTTTATCACTCCGGATTGTCACAGTCAAGCTCTGATTGAGAATCTATCACATTACGCTTATGGCTGTCAAGGTCACGCAGAGCTATTGGTACGTTGTCAAAGTTGACAGATACGACTCCATGGTCGAAGCAGTACCAGTACCAATTGTACTCATTGTCGTGAAATACTCTCGCTCTGCACGCAAGCATACAGTAATTATTCCCGCACTGCCAAGACCTAAACTAGGTCTACTCCGTATTCGTACTCGGTGACTCCAGTGTAATTCGTTCGGGTTTCTACCCAGAATTCGACATCATACTCACCCGGCTCTTTTACTGTCAAGTGCTCAGGCAGACCGAATTCATCTAGGTACCAGCCGACTTGACATGTCCACTGAAGATATCCCTGGTTCAGGGAAGTCGGACAGCTTGTCAAATGTTCAACTTCGCAATCCCGGCCATATTCGTCGTCAGTAATTGTCAGAATGTGGTGTTGCATCTTACCCTTTCGTAGAAAGGCGGGGTGGCCGAAGCCACCCCGCTCAATTCTCAGAGACGACCGGCTGAGAAGTCCGCGAACACTCGTGGAGCGTTGCTGTCGAAGCCAACGAAGTCCATCTGGTTCGCATCCTTAGGGTCAGCCACGGTGTAGTCGGTAGCCGCTACACCGAAGGATGCCAGCTTCGCATCGATTCCCATACGCTGACGGTAGTCAGCCAAGGCCTGCGTAGGCTTACGCCCGGTGTTGGCCTCGTTGTCGGTAATCATTGCGAACGTGTCAACCTCAATACGGTTCTTGATAGCGTAGTCGATTGCAGCGGAAACGTTCGTGCTCCCGAAGGAACGCTGAACCTTTCGCATTGCGTCTTCCAAGCTAGTCTTTGCCGTAATTCCAAGGTCAACGATGCTGGTTCCGAACCCTACAATCTCGCTGTACTTTTCAGTACGGGCAAGGTTCATTCCCATAGCCGCTGCAACCTGAGCAGCAGAAAGGTCTAGACCGTTAGCAGCGAATCCGGCCATGGAGCCAGAAACGTCAACTGCGAGCATAGTCCTCTTGCCGGAAGGCTCGACGTGCTTGAAAGCCTCGTAGAAGCCCTCGTTGAGAGCGTCTACAATCTTTCCGGCAGTCGTCCAGTCCTTCTTGCGGTTGTGCGTGCTGAAGGCACCGTAGTACCAAGTGTTCTTTGGGTCACGGTCAATCTGGCCCTCTACGTGAACAACCAAAGCGTTGAGGAAGTTGATTGGGTGCAGACGAGTCTTTGCGATTCGCTCTGCGTCAACAAGCCTCTCAGCGTAGTCAGCCGTGAATACCATGTCCTTGAATGCACCAATACGGGCAAGCCGCGTAATGTTGCGAACAAGAGCCTGTCCCTCAAGCTGGTTGTTGTAGAAGAGAGTCTTCCAGACCTTCTCGTCCTTCAAGAACTGAGTTGGGATTGTCTCCCAAGGTAGGTTCTTGAATTCTCCAAGGGTATCAATGACGTTTGCAACCGAAGTTGCTCGCTGCATTTCCTTGAATCCAAGAAGGATGTATGGCGCGTCCGGACCAAGCTCGTCCTTGCCCAGAATGAAGTTTCCAACAGTCTGGTCAACACCCTTTGGGTGAGCAAGACGGAAGAGGTCTCGGTGAGACCATCCGTTACGCTGACGGTACTTCACAGCCTGGTAAGCGAGCTTACCAGCATCCATGTTCTCGTACCAATCCGCGATTGCACCCCTCTTGGCTCGACCCCATCCACCAAGGTTCTTGATGTACTCGGCAAACTCAAAGAGAGCCGTGGAGGTACGTGCCACCCGTGGGACAGCCGCACGTGCTGCCGCCTTGTTCTGACCCTCGGTGAGAATCAAAGCCAAAGCGAATAGCGCAGGGCTGTTCTTGACGGCGCGGCCACCCTCGGAAACCGCAATTACGGTCGCCAAGACTGCCTGCTCGTTTCGGGCAATCATGTCCTTGAGGAACTTGACATTCTGCTCAGTAAGCTTACGCTCACCGACATAGTAAGTTCCACCATCAGTACCGAGAATGAGGAACCTCTCAAGACGGCTCTGGTCATCTACGCCAAAGACGTATGACCCAGCGTTGTTCTTCACCTCATCGGTACGACCTGGAGTCCTCTGGGAAAGCGGAGTGTTCGTACGAAGAGTCTTCTGACCCTTCGCGTAGTTCGTTAGTGCGTTAGACATTTCTGTCTCCTTTCGTCCCATCCTGTGGGAATAGTTAGCTAGAAGCTTCTAGCTCACGGATGAGTTCTGCGAACCCTCCGTAGTATTCAAATCTACTTTGAACACCGGTTTCTGTGATGTAGCTAATCATAACCACTGTGTACTCTGAATAGCAAGTGTCGCAGTAACCCATTGAGCGCTCTTCTTCTTCGTAAGCAGTGACTTCAATCGCAGAAAGCCCGCGATTTCTGAGCATGACTAGCATTGCACTCTTAATTGCCTGCTCTACAGACATCATACTCCTAACAAAATAAAAGCGGGTCACCTTCATTTCTTAGGGTGACCCGCGACCAAGCTTCAAAGGCTTGGGAGGCGACTGTGAAGGGACTTGAACCCTCGGCCTCTGCCTTGACAGGGCAGCGCTCTGACCAACTGAGCTACACAGCCATTAATGCGAATATGGTTTGTTATGGTCCTTTTAGTTGGTTGGCAAAAGATAAACCATTAACTTCGACTCGCAAGTCTTTTTCAATTTTTACGCGGAGGCTGAGGGATTCGAACCCCCGGTGGATTTCACTCCACTCTAGTTTTCAAGACTAGCGCCATAAGCCTGACTCGACCAAACCTCCATTGCAGTAAACTGCTAAGTTATGAACACGAATATGTGGGTGAGGAACGACGTTTTAGATGCTTCCATTACACCACAAGCTGGGATTCGAACCCAGACCCTCTTTTTGACAGAAAGATAACCGTTTCTCGTTCGACTCGTATTCAACTGTGCGGATAGTAGGATTTGAACCTACGGCCTCTACTTTATCAGAGTAGCGCTACTAACCAGACTGAGCTATACCCGCATGTGATGATGGGCATGTTGCGGAATCGGGAATTGTCCCGGCTGCCTATTGTGGGACAGTGTTGGATTCGAACCAACTGCCGATATATTTTCCGATAATATGTAAGATAACCGATTACCAGTCGGCCCAACATCATCGCACCCGCTGTAGGAGTCGAACCCACGCCCTCTGCTTTGGAGACAGATGTGCTTCCGTAACACTTAGCGGATATATCCCGTACTTTTATCAGCTACGCTCTAGCGCGTAGCACTCCGGTTAGGGAGAGGTTGTACGGGGAACCTTTGGCTGCCCACCTAGGATTCGAACCTAGAACCTACTGGTTCAGAGCCAGTCGCAACTGCCAATTGTGCTAGCGGGCAAAACCTGCTTCTTATCGAAGCAGTAATACTACTGTAGCAGACTCATTTCAGCTTGTCAACTCAGAAGCTCAAGAACTTCATCGATTACTTCGTCGCAGTCTGCTTCGTATGACTTCAAGGCCATCTTTGAGAACCCGGTTCTCTCTTTGTTCACAATAATGGACTTACGTACATTGTCAAGGACAAGGGCTGCTGCCGGATACACGTTCAGCGAAGTTCCAATAGCTACAACATAGCTAGCACTCTGCACCGACCATGCGTTGATTGCCTTGAACGCTCCCATATCCAGCATCTCACCAAATAGTACTACGTCCGGGCGGGTCTTGCTGACAAGGCAATCCTTACAAGCCGGTGAACCTTTGCCAGCCCAAAACTTGTGAACGTTTGTACCCTTACACTTCATGCATCTTGCGCGCATTACTCCGTGTAGATGGTGAATATTCTCAGACCCGGCTCTTTCGTGCAAGTCGTCAATATTCTGCGTGGCAATGATTGCGTCATGTGACTTCTGGAACTCAGCGATAGCCTTGTGAGTATACGTCGGCTCTGCCTCCCTCATAGCTATAGAGAGTGGTCCCCAGTGCTTATTCCAGAGTTCATCTAGATGGTTACCGTAGCGAGAGGCGTGCGACTTCTTCTCCAAATCGGAGTCAGTCCACGTAGAGCCGCCGTCACGGTACGTAGCAATTCCTGCATTAGCGCTAATTCCAGCACCGGTCAAGAATAATATTGTCATGTGCGGCTCAACATCTTGTCAACAGCCTTTCGAAGCCTTGCCATAAGTTCTGGTTCATATTCGTCAAGCCAATCAAGCATCCAAGGGTTTCGACCAATCTGGTCTAGCCACTCCTCAAGATTCTCAATAGCCAATTTCTTCTCAGAGTCTGTTGGTGGGATGTACGAATAACGTCCACATCCGGGACAGGTGAAATCCATTATTCTCCTTTACGTGCCTTGCCAGGGAGTCAAACCCTGTCTTTCGCTTTTAGAGAGCAACGTGCGGTCGTTACACTTGCAAGGCTTAGCGGGACTAGCCCGCCCTGAGTCAGAGACCCAGCGTCTTCAGGCCTTCAGCGAGCTTGGCGTTCGCCTCAAGCTCAGAGTTGGCAATATCAATTCGGCGCTGAGCCTCATCAATCTTGTCTGCCTCGGTCGCCTTCACCTCGTGGTGAATAGCGTTTGCGCCCTCAAGGTCGTTGAGAAGGTTCGTCAAGAAGTTGCGGACCTGACGCCCCTGAGCAACGGCCACATCAAGACGGTCAACTTCCTTGGTCTTGACCTGAACGTCAGCAACCTTCTTTGAACGCTTGATAACTGCCATTAAATTCCCTTTTCTCTTAGTTGTGAATGGGTGGGCTGACTCGTATACGTTGATTACCAGCCTGTACCGTTTAGAAACCCTGAATGGTTTAGGTAGCACCCGGTGAGTTACAGATTACTACTAGCTCTACACAGTGTCAACCTCCTCTTTGATGCCGGTTGCATCAGAGACAGGCTTGACAGTCTTCTAGTCTAGAACGCCGAACACATCCGCTGAGGCTGGTCGCCTCTCGGTGAGTCCGATTGAACAGGCCCAGCACCAGAATAGGTCGTGGTCACATTCGGTGCTCTTCATCTTAGCCCAACCTGGGAAAGCCTCAGGCATTGGACCGGAACCACAAGCTCCACAGACATCGCCTGGACCGAGCTTACGCCCAGAGTCACAGGCTAGACAGACAGTAGGTCGGTTAGACTTGTCTGCTCGCCTTTCACGCTGAGTAACCTCGCGTGGTGGTAGTGTACCATCCGGGTTAGGTAGAAGGGAACCCTTCTTGGCGTTGCATTCCTTCTCCATCAACTTCAAGTTTGAAGTATCCCAGACTTGCTCTGTAGTCCAACCTTTATCATAACACCAACTCTGTGGCATCCAGTGGTCAATGGTGACCTCTTTCTTGCCGGTTGCGTTAAAGTCAAGCTTGTTTCCACAGCCAGGGTACATACAAATATCCCCGTCGCGCTCTACCAGCACAGCGAGGATTTCATCTCTTACCATCTTTGTAGTGTTACTCATTCTACGTGACTCCTAAGACATTTGGTTCTTCTTTCTCCTATGAAATGAATTCGGAAGGTTCTACCGGTTCTTGCTCCGCAGAAATACCTACAACCGCTGCGTCGGGATAGCGAGACTCGAACTCGCGCTCTCTCGGCCCCAAACCGAGCGACTTACCACCTTGCCCATATCCCGTGGCCTCAGTCTTTGTTCGCCTGCCGCTGAGTTGCAGGGTTTTTGCCGGGTGTCGCGAACACCGGCAAGTTCAGGTCTTCCGTGCTTCTGGCTATACACTACGATGCACATAGGCAACTCTTGGACGCCAAACCCAAGTCTTGAAGATTGTCGGGTAGACAGGATTCGAACCTGCGACTTCTCGGTCCCAAACCGAGCGCTCTGACCAAGCTGAGCTACAACCCGAATATAGATAGCGGAGAAATTTACGACCTGCGCCCTCACGTTGAGGTTGGAATTCTCTCTTCTCGGTCAACTGGCTATCTATAACACTACTTTAACATACTCGACTAGAATGTGTCAACTTCGCCTTGTTAGTGAAGTAACATATCCGTCGATTGCTTTTCTTACTGCTTTGTTATTCTTCTGCTCAGCCCGCGCTTTCTTGTACGGTTGAAAACTCCGGTACTTCACGAAAGTTTGAACAGCAAAGAATCCAAGGCCCACCAGATAGAATAGACCCCACAGCGCCATGATTGCAAGAACCAGTACCCACGGAATCCACATCGGTGCAAATGCCCACCACCATGAGTGGTCGAAGTGTCCGAACAGTTTAGCCGTTACGAACACGAGAGTCAAGGCTGGGAGGAACCATAGAGTTCCTCCCCCGCTCTTTTGATTGCTCACTTAACCGGCCTCACATCGAACTCTAGACCCTCTTCTTGCTCAACGAAGAACATGACAGTAGCGGGGTCATCCTCCATGGACTGCCGGTCGATTCCAGCGGCTTCGTCCAAATCCTCAGTTCCATATGCTACCTTGAGTTGGTCACGGTGGACGCGGTAGCGACCCTTGATTGTGAACTCGAACTCGAAGTGCTCAGGCAATTCAGCCAAATCTATGCTCCTTAGCTAGTCTCTGAATGAACTCAGAGTAATGCTTCCTGGTAGAGCCTGGAGGCTCACCGTTGCAAGCATCCCACTTCTCCAACAAGCTTGTCAAGTTGTAGTAACTGGTTGGGCAGAGATGATACGTAGAGTCACCAATCTCTACCTTGACTAGCTTATGCGGCTTAGGTACATGCTTGTTAGAGCAGTTACATACCCTATACTCAACATCTACAATCTCATTTACATCATTCATTATGTTTTGTTATATTCTCAAGTGTAATTGATACTCTAGAGCATCCCCTTGCTTGATGTCAAGCCGACCACACGGGAGGCATCAGAGAACCTGGAATCTTGATAGATACTCCTCCAATTCTGCTGGCATCTTGCGCTTCGGAGCCCTGATAACCCCGTCCTGCTTGTCTTCCTCAATCCGGTTTCGCTCAATCTCTTGGTTGATGTCCTGCAAGGTCTTGACTTCGATGACTTCATTTGCATTTCGCGGAGTGTGTGCGATAGCATTGTAGATAGCCCCACACACTGCGTCTGCCAAGTCCTTCGACCCCTTGCGAGGGTGGTCAACCTTATCGTTCTTCATAATACGAAGTTGCAAGAGTTCGTCAATGAGCAAATCTAGCTTTGGTCCAGTTAGACGTTGCTCGGCAACGACCATTGCGAAATCTTCGTAGTGCTTCTTTGCAACAGACAAGCGCTCACTGCGCAATCCCATAGACTTCAGGTAGTCAATAGTATCTGCTGATTCCCAGCGGTCAAAGGTAGTTAGCTTCAAATCGAACCCGCGTCTCTTGAGGGACAAGATGTACTCGCGAATCTCCGTGAAATCTACGTTCTTTGTCTTGGATGGAGTCCAGTAGCGGACGGCATCTACCACGACAACCGGCGCTGGTTCGGTCATATTGGCACCAATCTTGCGAGTTTCCCACTTCTCGACGTGTGCCAGGGCAACGGCTGCGTGGTCGTGAACACGAGCCAAGTCAACGTGGACAAAGTACTGCTTGTCAGCCTTGGGTAGGAAGTCGTCCTCGAAGACGCCATCAAGGCTATTTCCATTTCGACCATTAAATGCGTATTCAATCTTCTGACGGTCCTTGAAGAATGCGTCAATAGCGTCAGGTGGCATACACGCATAACGTCCACCGGCATCCAGCGGATTGTCGAAGAAGTCAACCATGTAATCCTCAATCTTCTTCGTTGGGTTAACTTCCCAAGAAGGTCGCTTGAGTGCAAAGACTCCTGGAGTCTTGTAGCTGAGGATGTGGTCTTCCTCCCACTCAATCTCAAATTCGTTACCCTCGGTGCCGTCTGGCAAGTCTGGGTCGAGCTTGAACTTGTGGGTTCGAATAATGGTTTCCTTCTCACCAATGACCTTATCGTAGGCCTGCTGGATAAAGTCTCCCTTAAATCGTGGGAATGACAAGAGGACGAGCTTACCGAAGTCAGGGAATCGAGATGTGACAGATGCACGGTACATGTCGTAGACAGCCTGTGCAGTCTTGGCCTGCTCGTTTCCAGACGTTGACTCCAAAGCAAAACCGGCAATCTCGTCAAGTACGACGTAAAGGACGTTATATCCTTCCCATGCCTCGCGCTCAGAGTGCCCTGAGTAAACGTTGACGTTTTTGTCGAACTCGAAGTGCCCCTGCTTCTTGGTGTACTTACCCATGAACCATGGAGAGCGCTCAATTCGGTTTGTAAATCCCTTGAAGAAGACGTTCTGAGCCTGCGTTGCGTTGATAGCGATGTTCAGAATGTCGATTGTGTCGCCCGGTGGCTTGTTGTAGTACTTTGCCGGGTCTTTCAGGCAGAGCAACAAATACACAATGTAGGCACAGGCAATGGTGGACGTGAAGTCCTTTCCACTTCCCTTACCAAGCTGGAAGATAACCTCTCGCTTGGTTTCCGCCCAGCGCTTTTCTCCAGCTTCATAGCCGTAGAGATTGTGCAATGTCTCCCGCTTGTAAATCTGGGAACTAACCCGGATTAGCTGGTATTGATATTTCGATAGAGGAGTGTCTGGTAGGTTGAGGTAATCTTCGCTTGTTACGAATTCCTCAATTTCAACCGGTCGCTCCTCAAAATCTTCACCATCAAGTAGGTTGAGGATGTCGCCAAAATCAAATGACATGACAAAGAGCCCACCCGCTATGCGGGTGAGCCATCCTCCTTAATGACCATAGAATCAGGCATTGGTTCCGGGTTCTTCCCGTACCGGCTGAGTCTACGTCTAACTTCAAATGCACAGTGTTCACAGTTAGCAGTGACCTCAAGAAGAATTGTCTTGATGATTTCGTTCTTCTCTTCCTGCTCTGCTAGTTCATCTCCAAGGGCAGCATCATCGTACAACCCGGCCTTTTGGAGCATTTCGACCTTCTTCAATTCAACGTCAGCAATGTTCTTCAGGACTGTTGCCTTCGTCTTAAGGTCGTTGTTGAGGTCGGCTTGCTCGACAGTTTCCCAAGAGCGATTGATGACCATATCAAGGTGAGCGTCAGCCTCGGATAGAGCCTCCTTGGCTCGCTCCTTGACTACATCGTCATTACGCAGAATTTCCTTTGTCTCTGCAATAAGGTCAAGTACCTCAACGCGCTTTAGCCCCAGTTCCTTGGCGATTGTACCGGGCTGCTTAGTTCCCTTTAGGTACCTCTCCTGGACCTGGAGCCTCAACGCTTCTCTATCCGGAATGGATAGCTCAGTCAATGTATTCCACCACTGTGTGACCGCCATGACCATGAATGGTCTCAACGTCTGCGATAGAATTGTAGTAACAATGGCTGCTGACGTGTGTCAGCCAACGCATGGCTACGGTGCCATCTGACCAGATGACCCCTTCAGTGACATATCCGGTGCCTGAAACTCCCGAATCGTCAACAACCCTCTTAAGCCTGAATCGCTTCATTCTTCTTCCTTCGCCGCCTACGCGGCTTGACCTTGCCCTTTAGCTCTTCTGGTCTGAATGATTTCCATTCGCCAGTGAGCGTGTCTTTGCAATCTATCCATCGAACGTCAAGGGTGATGTTGTGGGCAAGGCAGCGGAACTGGTATGTTCCCTGTTTCCTTTTAATTTTGATTTTGTCACCCGGCTCGATTACATCTTTTCCGTGAATGTACATATATTCGACATCGATGTCTGGATGAGTTTCATATGCATCATCCCACCACCGGTCGTTTTTCACACCACGATTCTTATATGGTGGTGCCATGTTACCTCATTCCACCTGCTGTTGGTGCCCAGACGATTCCTGTGAAAGCCGGGATTCTCTTGAGGACCACTTCGTCACATTTACCGCATTCCTGTGTGTCTCGGAATTCGATGTCAACGAACATCCTCTCTTCCCTCGTTTTGCATGAGGGGCATTCATAAACATATGTTGGCATGGTTATAGTATATCACATTCTGGTCAACTGGAATTGAACGTGCAAAAGCCGGGAGTCTTTGACTCCCGGCCAGTGCTAGTTTGCTCAGATTCCTCCGAGACTGTCAGTCCAGTTCACGATAGTGGCAGCCCAGTAGTTGTATGAAGTGCTGTAATTCTCAGTCACTCCGTCTGGACGTACATATAGCGGACTCGTCTTCGGGTGAACCCCGTCAGCCAGGTAAGTGGTCAAAAGGCCGGGGTTGCTCATGAATCGGTTAGTCCACTGAATAATGTGGTTCACCGGCATGTTCTGATAAATAGCCAGATTGACAGCCATGCTGTTTCGCTGGTCATTACGCTCTGTGTATTCGGTCGCAGGCCAACGAGTAGCCTGAACATCAACCCAGAACAACTGAGTTGTAACGCCATCTGTCCTTGTGGCATTGATAGCATTTACCTTTGCCTGAGCACGCTTGACTTGCGCGGCCATGACCGTTGGATTGAAAATGTCATTCGTTCCAGTCGCCATGATAACGACATCAGGCAGTGAGTCCTGAGCGACAAGCCAGTCAACGGCAGGAGTCGTAGGACGACCAGACCAGTAGTTGACGAATACAGACTTGCCCTTCTCAGCGAATCTGTCGGCAAGGGCATATCGACCACCGGAGGTAATCGAATCTCCCATGATGAGAACCTGCTCGCCGCATGTGTCAAGGTCATAATCCCTGATGGTTACGACAATTCCATCACGGGCAGTGAAGCATTGGGTTCCATGGCTCCAATTCTGCCAATCACCAAGCTCACCACTTCCATACGGTCCCGGCGATGTTTCGTAGGCTACTTGTGCAGGCAGCTTCGCTTCTGGAGTCGAAGAAATACCCCCGACAAATCCTACTGCTAGGACGGCAACAAGTGCGGCCATAGCTTTGATGTATTTCATCGTTCCTCCTTCATTGGTATCAGTTCCAGCCTAGGCTATCACGCAGATTGACCTACGTCAAGAACTTTCCTACTGAATTCTCCGACGCTTCGGACACGCTTTGCGCCCTCAATGTGCTTGTTCCAATCTCTGGTCAGCAGATAGGCGTCAGTCCCAGCCTTGAGAAGGTCGTAGTAATTCTCAGGCTTGTCATCCACCATCATGTCTGTGTAGACATCCGGCTTGTGGGCTGTGAATGTCAGAGAGTGATACTTGATACCATCTCGCTCAAGACAAGCCGCCGTCAAATCCTCTGCCAATCCAGGGTACTTCTTCCAACCACGATGTGTGATGATATGTACCTTGTGACCTGCATCATACACAGAGTTGATAGCGTCAACTGCTCCGGGGAATGGAGCGGTGGCGAAAATGATTCCGTCACGCACTCCATCCACCCAGAACTTGTGGAACTTGCTGTTAGACCAACCCCAATCCTTCCAGAAGTCCCATTGTGTCGTACTTGCCTTGAGACCTTCATAGCCATTCAGGCGCAAGTACTTGTCCACTCCCGCGTGAAATGATGAAATGACCCCATCATAATCATACCCGATGTGCACGAAGCCAAACCCTATCTGATAGCTGCTGGATAGTTCCGTCATTACTGACAGTGAAGTCGAAGTTCCAGTCGTCAAGGCCAACCTCTGAAATGTGGTCATTGGCTGGACCGACTCCTGGTCTATTAACTCTCCAGACTTGCCCGCCAAGCTCTGTAATGGCGGTTGCCTCATTGACAAACCGGCAGTCTGTGAAGACGTACCTTCCCTGGTCATCAAGGTCATTGAGTGCAGCATCTACCCAGATGTTATTTCCCAGAACATTGCGTCCAGCTTCAGTGCCCAATCTCTGGAGCAACCGGCGAACTTCTGGTCCGTATCTGGTTGACTTGACACCATCCCAACCGTATTCGTCAATGATGTCCTGCAAATATACGAGACCAAGAAGTCCGTACATTTCATTTTCATGACCTACGACTGGGTTCAGTTCGTACAGAGCCTGCCGTAGCTTATCTGCAAAGGCGACTCTCTGATATCCACATTGCTCGACAAGAATCTCAGCAACGGTATCCTTACCTGAACGAGCGTATCCGCTCAGTCCAACTAGCTTCACTTGATTTTCCTAACTACAATCATTCGAAGGTCAGGAATGCTCAATAGCTGTTCCCGACTGAGGTGTGGCTCACATCCGTCATAGTCAATTAGACTGACGGTGTTGCCGTCTAGCAACTGGTCGGCAAATACTTCTGCATCAAACCGGCTTCTGTCCCATTCGAGAGTAACACACCAGTCACCATTCTTGGCAAGGAACTTCTGCATCCCGGCCCAAATCAACGGCTCAGAACCCTCGGCATCAATCTTGATTAGCGCATTCTGCCACTTCATTCGAGTGAATGAGTCTAGAGTCTCAACCTTGACTTTGTTGCCATCGACTAGATGAGCGCCACCGGAGTGGCCCTCTGGAATGTCCAGATTGGCATATCCCGACTTGTCAGCGAGAGCCATGTCAATGAGGTCAAGCTTGGTTCTGTTGACCAATGCTGATTTCGCAATCAACTTTGCTACATCTACATTTGGCTCGAAGGCGACCGTCTTGATACCGGCCTTTGCCGCCATCATCGAATAATAGCCAACGTTCGCACCAATGTCAATGAAAGTGTTATGCTTCTCAAATTGCTGAGACATCCATACAGAAACCCATGCCTCCCAGAAGCCATCCTGCCAGTGCGGTGTAAAGGCTTGGTCGTCTGCTTCTACGTAGAGCCAGAAGTTCCCAAGGTATCTCGCTCGCAGCCCGTGTTCATCTTGAACCATTTTGGCACCGGCTCTACCGATAGCCTCTAGTTCTCTTCGGCTGTCATATTTCATCTTTTCAATCCAAACTCTTCAATGTAGCGCCGTACAGTGCGCTCATTGACTCCACAAAGCCTGGCAATCTGCTCTGGAGTCATCTTGTCTTTACAGTAACGGAGCTTGAGCCACGTCTTGCTCTTGTATAGGTCAGGCAATTTTGTACCTCACCACTTCAATGCCAGCTTGGATGGCAGCAGTTGAGCAGTGTCTTGTACCATGACTAATGTGCTTTCCCTGTACCAATTGACAAGGCTTACCGTTCTTACCCTTGCAGAGTCTTCCGAAAGCGAAGCAGATGTTTGGCGTTGGACTTTTCTTAATCATCTCGACGTTTCTGATGTAGCCCGCCGCTTTACGATACTTGTCCCAATTCGCTGGCATTGGGTCTACTTCAAATCCCAATTCTTTAGCCGCTCTATCGGCAAGCATGTCCAATGATAGTTCTTCATCATTAATGATATAGGAACAAGCTCCGTGTCTCACAACAACATCCGGCTGCCCCTCAAATGCGGCCAGGGCCTCAAGGACTGTAGCGTAATCGCCCCAATCCCGAGACCCTGTAACCAAAATAACGTATTTGCTCATGTCCTCGTTGTCTTCTTGTGGTATCCGAAGTAGGAGAGCCCGAAGCTGTCGCCTACGTCGTTGTCCGTTAGCTGAAGGTCAGGCCACTTCTTGTTGAAGTAGTCCATTGTCCTTTGCTTGCGGATTTCCCTAACCTTGTTAGTGTACCACGACGCTGAGTACCCCGGATACTCAACCTTAAGAGCTTCCTTTTCTTTCTTGGTGAAAGATTTGTTCCCGATGTAGTTCTGCCATTCTGTAGGCTTAATATGGACGACTTCAGCGTCATGCCTTAATAGTTCACTTAGAATTGCACCGTACATCAGGCTAAGCTTGATTGTAACGTCTACGTTCCGGTTGTTCGCAAGGATTGCGCCTTCCATTGCGATGTATCCGACATTATCGAATGTGTTAGACAGTGCGTGGAGCTTCTTCCCTGCATCCCGGATTCTTTCGAAGACATCTGCGCCTTCGAAATTGATTTTACCCCAACGCTCTGGGCGTCGGTTGTAGAACACACAGAATGCAAGCGAGTAGGTAGAGGCATCAATGCCCATTACCCGATTAGCTCGCTTTTTTGTGAGACTTGCCAATGTTGCCATTGTAACCAATCATTTCAAGTAGTCGTGCTCTGTCGGACTTCTTGTCTCCAGCTTCGCACGCTTCGCACACTTTGCCGTCGTTATATCGAGACAGCTTAGTGTTGCAACCTTCCCTTTCACACGTTCGAATCGCGCCCTGTCGTCGCGCCTTCTTGTCGTAATACTGCTCCATCAATCGAGCATTAGTAGCTCTGCGGCAGCATTCGTCTGAATGATACCTCTGATTATGAGTCTTGGGTGTGAACTCTTCATCACAGCCCGGATTTGCGCAAATCCTTGTATCCACTAAATCTTCGGCACCTTCATGGCCTCAATTTCGATGGTGGCCTCTGGAGCATCCTTACTCCAGCATGTCAATTGCACAGGGCAAGCCTGGCAAATCTTGTTGTTCTTACGGAAAGGTCGGTTCGGCACTTCGCCATCTTCCCATGCAGCCCGGACCTTTCTCAGCCAATCAAGACAATCCTCAAGGAATTTCTCATTCTCGGCATTCATCTCGACAGGGATAATCATGAATTCTTGTGTGTTCTTGTCCTCATAGAACAAGAATCCCCACTTGCAGTTCTCAGCCTTCATGTAGATGAGAAGCTGTAGGAGGTTATTCTCCTTTGGCTTACCCGTCAAATAGCGATGTTGGTAAGCTTCAGTTCTGGTTGTCTTGATTTCTCCGACCATCCGCTCTCCGTCGAAATTGACAATAAGGTCAATGTATCCACGAATCGGCGGGTCTTGGAGCTTCATCTCCTTCTCGGTCTCCTCCACAATCCCGGCATCCTTGAACACTTGTTCAATGCGGGTGTGACCGAAGGTTCCATTACTCATAATGGCAATGCCGAGAGCATCGCCCTTCTCTACGAAATCCGCGCCATCGAAAGCAATCTTCCAATAGCGCGCACAGGTGGCATTTCCATATCCTAGCGAGCTAGGGCTGAATGTCTCCTTCTTCGTAAACTTACTTTCTCTTCGTTGCTTAAGGTAGGCTTCAGCAAGAAGGTCCGCCAGGGCATTCGGATTGAACGCCGCTGACGGATTCCTGAACTTCAGCGCCTTTACGATTTCGCTTGGCATATTCCTATTCTATCACAGTCAACTGAAATTAGCCGAATTTAGCGGCGTACTTCAAGCTGTCCACAAGCTTGTCAATTGCTTCCTTGGTGCTGTAGTAAATGTTCTTCTTGTTGTTATTCACAGTACCGGCGCGGTCCTTGGCAATCGTTGCGTAGTAGGCTGCCAGCATTGCGAACTTAGTTGCGAGAGCCTGAAGCTCCACAATCAGCCGGGTTGCGTAAGAGACTGGAATGTCAGGCTTGGAGATAATCTTGATGACAATTTCCATTGCCCGGTCAAGCTGCTCGTCATTCATGAATTCATGCATGTCGTTGAACTCAGTGATTTCGGAGATTAGCTCCAGCATCGTCTTGTCTTCACTCAACGAACTCACTCTCCATTCTCACGTCAACATCAGATACCCAAGGGTCTGCCGCGTCCTCCCAAACCCAGTCATCATCGTCTTCCCAAGCCTCACGAAGATACTTTTCACTCTCCTCGCTTAGCTCGAACTCGTAACGCTGTGCGGGAATGTGAACTACTAACTTAGCCATCTAGACCTCCCTTCGGCTGCCTTGGCATCTTTTCGTAAGCGTCAAGAAATTCAGCATTTGGAATTGGCTCGTACTTCGCCTCGAATACATCGGCTACACAAGGGTAGAACTCACCATTCATGCCCTTGATGATGTAGTCACCAGCACCGAACTTAATCCAGGTTTTATGCTGGTAGTCGTAGACCTCAAAGTCGGTTCCTTCAGCAGTCGTCAAACTCCTGATGTCCGTGTGTGCAAAGTCAATTAGCTCCATCAGGTTGTTGCCCGTGAATTGCACGGCTTCAATCTCGAATGGCTTGGTTCTATACCTCACCGTACTTCTCCTCCCATGCCTCAAGCATCTCTTGAAACATTGAATCTCCAATTACCCAAAGCCGGGTTCTTGGCTTTCCCTCTTCACCGATTACCAATCTCAAGGTAGGCTGTCTCTTGCCATTCTTGATTGAGTCGGTGCTAATCTTGGCCCACATCTCTTCCGTGACTGCGAATGACTTCTTGTACTCCTTTACATCTCCCAAGAATGGGCCAAGGATGAAGTCACCCTTCTGGAGACCCCGGCCAGAATTCTTGACCGGGGTTCCACCTACACGCTTAATCTCCGCTGCTTCGTTCGGCATGCTCTTCACTCCACCACTTTCTAAAGTTGTTTGCGTAGAAGTATCCATAGACGAATGCGGATGCAATGAAACCGTACTGCTTGGTTACTAGAGCATAGGCAATCCAGAGAAGCTGTGCTCCAAGTCCGATTGCCCAACCCGCCTTATTCTTACGACCAGCAACGTAAATTCCTGTGACTCCAATCAGCGTTAGAAGCCACGACCACCACCAAGCCATCAGAACCCCTTAAAGTCTTTGATTTCAGACTTGTGCCCCTCAGGACACGTCCAGACCAAAGTCTTCTTCTCTGGATTCCAGATGGCTGGCTCATCGGTCTGCGCAAAACAGATTTGGCATGCCAGACCAGCGTCAACCTCAATTCCCTCTGGTTCAGGCTGAGGCTTGCTCTGGTTCAGAAACTCCTCGAACTTCTTGCTCAATTGGCACCTCCCCAGTCATGACCATGGTGACCTCATCGGTAAGCTGCTTGAATTCGACATCGTTATTGCGCATTCTCTGGATAAAACCATCTCTACCCTGAGTCTGTTCGCCATCGTACTTGAACCAAGCCCCGGATTTCTTGACAATCTCGTATGCAACGGCTAGGTCAACGACTTCACCGATGAAGTCAATGCCAATAAACTCACCAGCATAGTACAAATCCCATCCGGCTTTCTGAGACTGTGGGCCAAGCTTGTTCTTCTCGACATACGCCTCAACGCTTCTGGCAACCGGGATTTCTACCAGTCGGTCACCGATTTGAACTTTAGCCTTCTTCTGCTGGTTCTCGGTGTTGCTGGAAGTCAGTTTGATAATCTGGCTTGAGCCGAAGAGAATCTTCTGTCCACCGTGCGGAACTTGCTTGACGTAAGTCTGCTCAATCTTAGTTGTCGTCTGGCTAATCAGGACAACTGCCGTCTCTGAATTCTCGTAGTGAATTGCATTGAGCATCATGGTACATGACTTAGCGTGAGCACCAAGCTGCTTCATCTTCTCGAATTCGACAACCCCACCGTCACCGTCAGTAAACACCTCAGGCAATGCGTCGGACACAGAGTCAATGACCAATGCATCAATTCCAGCCCGGATGTGAGGCATGATTTCGTCGGTGATTGCACCGAAAGACTTCTTCTGAATGAGAATTAGATTGTCATTGTTGATGCCAAGCTTGGCAGCGAAACCTTTCTCATAAGTTCCCTCAACATCAATCCAGGCACAAATCCGGCCCTCTTTCTGCCAATTGGCAATGCTCTGCATCCACAGCAGAGACTTTCCGGAGCTTGGTGGACCGTAAGTCAGTGTGACTCGACCCTTTCCAATTCCGCCGCCGAGAGCAAGGTTGAGACCAATGCTCGCGGTCTTCAGTCTGACTAGCTCAATTTCTTGAGCAGTCCTTACACGCTTGGCCGTCTTTGGGTCAAGGCGTGCCAGATAATCCTCTAGACTCAATTCTTTCGCTTCTCCTTATACTGGCTTTCATTCCAGTTAATTTCTAGTTGCTGCGCAAGTGC